TTGTGTATAGCAACATTAGATGTACTCCCTTCTAATGTAAAGTTAGGAGAGAATGTAACATCAGTCTTCCCAACCCTATCTTCTTTATTGATTAAGTCTGCAAGATTTTGAGCAGATGTAGTCTTATCAAAATCAGCACGCCAATTTGTAGTACCAGTGCCGATTGTAAGTAACGCTGCACTACCATTACCGGGTGAGAGAACTATTGACCCACTCAAAGCACGAACATTATCAGGTAATTTAATTCTAGCCTCAGCAGAAGCGATTTCTCTATAATCATCCCCTTGCCATAGTTCAAGGCGTAGTATTTGTTGCACATTTCTAAATAATAAAGGGGCTGTACCGACATAATCTGTGTAGTACCTACGACGATATGGTTTGTAAGTATCGAAGTTAATATATTCTGCTTGCACCAAATACGGTCTCCAAGCATTGTGAGTTTTGTTATCTATGTGGTCTTGCATACGAAGTATGATACTCTCAACTTTACTCTTAGTAATGCCTCTTGTTCTACCATTAGAGAAAGATGCTTGATTCTGAACATATGTGTTATCAGCAGTCTGATAATCAGCAGCAGTTATGTTACCGCTGAATGCTAATTTTACACCATTGATTGAAGTAGATATAGCAGTGATTGTACGCTCGAAACCTAATGGGTCTGCATCTGAATAAACTAATATCGTGTCTCCTACTGAGAATCCAATGTTTCTATATTCCGCGCCTGTAACATATATACCATCAACATCGCTATCGTAAGATGTAGTTATCGCTTCTTGTGGACCTATATCTAACAAGTCAGCAACTTTCTGTGCTGTTGTATATACTACTGATGTTGGGTCAAGAGGTCTTGTTTCTCCTTCACCCGGACTGAATACCTGTGGCATTAAAGTCGTGCCTCCTCATTACGTGAACCTAGGTTATACTCCATAGGTCTATCGCATGAACCACAAGTTGCCCTCCACATAAAATGAAGTAACCCACAATGTACACAACGTGTACCTGCACCTATATCTAAAACATCTGCGATATCAGAAACCCTTGCTCTCTGTTTCTTAGTAATACCTTTTAATGGAGCATCTGTGTTTTGCACAGTACCTGCATCATAATGAATATCTGAGCGTACGTTTTGTTTCTGTGCTCTGCTTATGTCGTCGATATCAAGCGTTTGTAACTCGAATCCTGACATTCACTCACACCACCTTCTATCATCATGCTGTACTACTTAGAATTAAGTAAAGATTACCTAGAATTAACATAGGCTCTGCTCCAACCAATGCGGTTCCGGGTGTAGAGGCTGCGGCAGCCGTCATTGCTGCATCGAGAGCAGTTCGTGTAGCGGCTAACTCAGCGAAATCCGCTGGAGGGAATGGGCCTATTACTCTAATCTTAGGACTGTGTGCCATCTAAGTCACCGCCTAATCAGCGCTTTCCTAGTGCCCACCAAGAGCCAGTGTTTCCACTGACGCAATCGACTACTAAAGAACCGGGTGCGGCGTCTGCGACAAGAGCAAATGCTCCATCAACTCCACCACCTGTAATGTCACCGAAGGTGTCGCCCATTACTCCACAAGCAAGTATTTCTGAAAGACCCGTTACTATTGTGCCTGTTGCTACGCTTGCTGCGTTCCAATCTCCGGTAACCATCATTAGGTCGCCTAATACGTGCGTTCTATTATCTTCTGTACTGCTAAATGCCATTTCTTTTCACTTCCTTAAATTTCTTGTTCTGATGTTCCTATTACCGATGCTTCTTCTACTGCTTCTTGAATTATTTCATCAACAGTTTCTTCCACGAGTGGTTCAGGTTCTATCTCTTCCTCAGCAGCCGGGCTTAAAACCGTATCTACTATTGAGAGTAAAGAGGACTTTGTTTTGTATCCACCGGGTACTGTTACACCATATGTTTTCAACCAAGTTTCAATCTGTGCTTTACGCCATCCTGAATCCGGTATTCCATCATTTAATGCATCTGAGTGTAGTCCTTCATCACCTTCGATGCGCATACCGTCACCCATCTTACGTCTAAACTGGTCTACCCAAGCCTGACTGACTTGTCTAGATTCACCACGTTGGAAATCCCTGACTTTTGAGTCAGGAGATTTCTTTTTGTAGTAAGGTCCAGTATATGTTACTGTTGGCAGTTAAACCACCTCAGTTGTATAGTACCATTACTGTTGTAACGTTTGCTGAACCGCTTGCATATTGAAGTGTTGCAGTTAGACCGGAGAAGATGCATCCTGTAAGTACAGGGGTTGCTTCTGCTGGTGTTGCTGTAACGCTCAAAATTGCTGATGCGCCACCGGAGAGGATGATTGTTTCACCATCTGCCCCACCTGTTACGTTGATTAATGCCAACTTAGGTGCTGGGTCGTATCCGTTTGCTCCGTCAGAGTTTGTTGCTACAAATCCTCCTAAGTTTCCGGGGTAAGCAACGTCTGCTGCTCCATCTAACCATTCAGTAGTGCTCTGAGAACCTGCTCTGAGTTCCCATGCACCTACTAATGTCGCTGTCGCTGTTCCGCCTAATGTTAATGTATCTGCCATATCTTTTTCCTCCTTTAATTTCCCGCAAAAACCTTACTTAAGGTTACGAATGCTCCCTTGCGCACCGAAGAAAGTTGTCCATACTTCACCCATGGTTCGGTATAGTCCTTCTTGGCCTAGTCTGTTTATTGCGAATGGGTCACCAGTCTCGATACCGGACTCAAAGTATTGAGTTGGTATTGCTGTGCTAAAGTGTAGGTAATCAGTATCTAGGTAGTAGATTTTTGATAGGTTACCATCATCATCCATATCCTTTGTTGGTATGATTGGTATACCGTTATATGTTGCAACTATGAAACCTGCTTCCATACCGGGTACACCCTTTACACCGTTGTAAGTTGGTGTTACTCTCTTCTCTTCCATGAATCTCTGTTGTGATTGTAGAAGTTGTTGTAGTCTCATCAATGTATCATATCCAGTTAGCATAACTTTTGGATTTCCACCACGAACCCATAACTTTTGGAACAAGTCATCGATTTGGTCTAGAGATAGAACTCTATCTGCTCCAGCAGCACCAAGGTTAGTTTCTGCATCTGACCATGAGTTAGCACTTCGGTCGATTGAGTAGATATCTAAATCTGCCGCAGCAGTAACCCAGTTTGTGTCTTGACCCATAGTAGCATCGCTTGCTGTGATTCTATCTAATGATTCAAAGTTGTTACCTGCTACATCGTCTGCATCTACTAGAAGCATTTTGTTGACCATTTCTGCGTGGTGCTTACCCATTTCTTCTTTGAGTACTGAACGGATATCTCCCATTCCATCATCCTTATCTGCAAGGAAGATTGCTGTTTCAGACATATCGAACGTGTGTGCGATTGTCTTTGGTTTTGCAGCAATGTGCTGGAAGGTAGGTTTTACAGTTTCAGGTAATGTTGCGTTCTCTGCAACTCCACCGTGTACAACACCGGAATTTGGCCTTCCAGTGATAACGCGCCATCCGCTTCTATCCCATGGTTTCTTTGGTAGTATTGAGAAGGCGTTAAATTCTTGATTTAATTGTGACCATACTTTGCGACCGTAGATTGCTTGGTATGTTCCGCCTGTTGTGGACAGCATAGGGCTGTCAGCCTTGAGTAATTCACTACCAGTGTATGAGTAACCCATTGCGTTACCTGCACCATAGTAGTATCTTTCCATATCTGTTATTGTTCGTACGTAGTCTCTTGCCATATTTATTCACTCCTTATATTTCCTTTCATATTTCTAACTTATTCACTCCGGGGTGAAGGCTTTAGATGCTAGGTGATGTACTTCATCCCATGACATCTTTGCCATATCCTCCGTCGAAGGTACTACAATTGATGCAATATCTGCCGATTTAGCGATTATTTCTCCTGATGCTGCTGGAGTACTGATTGATTCAATGCGCTCTGAAAGTGCACTGATTGCTTTTGTGATATCGTCGAGTGGTCCACGAGCATCATATGCTGCTGCTTCTGCTTTTGCGATTTCGTTTGTACGCTCTGATGCGAATCTAGATGCGAAATTGGATTCTAGAGAGCCACGGAACTCTTGTTCCATTGCTGCTGCTTTGTATACTTCATATGCAGACTCGATGTCTGAATCGTTAAGTGTTGCTGGATTAATGAAATCTGATTTCTTTACTGCACCAGTAGTTTTACCTAGAGCGCCAGTTGATGGGTTTCCACCTTCTTGTACTCGACCTTTTACTTGACCTGTTAGTTGTAGAGCGTTAGCATCTAATTCCTCAGGTGTTGAGCCAAGATTTGCTTTCTCTAAGTCGTCGAAGTGAGTACGTGCGTCAGCAGTATTCACTCCAGCACTCTTTAGAGTGTCTTCCATCCAGTTAAGGTAATCAGAAGTAATTACATCAGAATACTCTGATTTTTCTACTTCCGCTACATCTTCTTTCTTTTTGTCATCTTTCTTATCTGAATCTTTATCGTCTTTCTCTTCTAGGAAAGCAGGTTTTTCACCTTTCTCCATATTGTCCAGTCGACCTTCTAAGCGACTCAATACGTCACTCATTTGTTTCATCATATCATCATCGTTTTCTGCTGTTGTCATATTGTTCACTTCCGTGTTTTTATCTTCTTTTAATATACTAAATGTTGCTTCGGGGTTAATGCCTTTTTCACAAATGGTTATCTCATGTAATTCAAGTTTACTTATTTCTTGGTAATCTCCTCGTTTAGCATCAGATTTTCTGACTCTTTTAAACGCTTGACCACCGATACTGAATCCTCTGAGAACGCCTTTTCTGATTTCTGCTGAAACCTCTTTTGCTTTCTCAATGTCGTTACGGAGTTGTACTACTACAAACATCCCAACATCATCGACTTCGCTTTTCCACAACCTCCCTTCGTTATCTGTATAATTCGGTACAACGTCTCCAATTTGTATATTACTGTGGGCTAATTGAACATTACGATATGACGGATTTTCCATGAATTTCCGAAATGCGTGTTTCAATGCCTCCTTTGTTATTACGTCGCCTTGCTTGTCTACAACTTCCACACTGGCATAACCAGCGACGATGAGGTCATTAGCACCCTTGAGGATACTGATTGGCTCATTGCCGTTTCTGAATAGTTGTTTACTACCGAGCACACTAATCCCTGTAACGTATATCCTTACTACTTAATTGCTGCGTGACTATTGTTCAAGGCTCTTTTTATCAAAAACGCTAGACTGCTCTTCATTTTCTATCTTTTTCTGTTTTCTACCCGGATAATCGTCGGGCTTCTCCATGTCTTCGGTAGGTCGTTTCTTCATATCCCAATCAGGTAATGATTGCTCTGCTGTCAATCTTGTCGGCCCTCTAGGGCTTTCTACACCACCACCAACGTCTATTCCTAAACCTCTACCTGCCATGTTGCTATGTCCTTTTTCTATTCTATCAAGTAATTTTTCCATAACTAATAATGCTTTGAACATTTCTTTTTGTTTTGGTTTTAATATAATGTTCTTATCTTTATTAGGTTTTAGAATACCAGCGCTCTCTTCTTCTACACGTTCTTCATCCATCTCTGCTTCTATTTGCGATTCTTCTTTCAGTAAGTTATCTAAGTGAGAAGACCAGTAAGGTTCTAGACTTTTTGCTAATCTTATAGAATAATCAGAATCAGTTAAACTACCAATCGCTGATACTGGATTAATAGCCTTCCCTTCTACTATCTCATACTTGACTAAATCCTCAGGTAAGTGAATAATGAAATACCCGTTATCTATTTCTGATGCAAATGAAACATGGTAGTCAATTTCACTCTTAGCCAAAATAATCCATTTAGGATGTTTTTCTTCACCTTTCATATAAGTGGACTTTGCATCTCGCAGCATAATCTTATCAGATTCTTTACCTAAATCTTTAACTGCGTTTTCTAATCCTACTTCATCGGTAATTCTAACATCAGATGGGCTAGGTATGAATACTGGATGATAACTCTCGAATTGCCCTCTTAATATTTTTATTCGCTCTCTTGTAGTTAAATCAGTAACATCGTCTTGGTCATAATGAAGAATGTCATTTACATAGAACTCATCATCTTTCATTATACCGTCAATGACATAATTTTTTTTACATATTAATTTAAGACTGTCTTTTATATCATCATCTATGGGTATTTCTTTGCCTTTTTCATCGAAAGAGGTTATTCTGTTATTTTTCTTAATAACTTTACATCTTGTCCCTTCGACTAATGTTGAAACTACCCATTCCCCGGTGAAGCCTCTTAATTGATTCAAATCATCTAAATCAAATATACGATGTAGCGGGTCGATTAACGGTACTTCTTTGGGTAAATCGGCCTTACCAATATTATCCATATCATCAGCATTTGATATACCTGTTATTGGATTTGTTTGATATGGGGCAGATTGGGTTTGTAATATTCTAGGGTTTGTAACATCAACATTACCTATGACATTATCATACATACCTTCACC